CATCACTAAGTCATCGTTGTATCCTGTCATCGCTTCAGCTTTATTGTTGTTATATATAAATACAAACAACTCATCAATTAATCGATTTGAACGAACAATTACTGACTTTTCTCTGAAATATTCTTCTAATTTAGCTATAACCAATGGTCTAGTCTTCATTGTCATACTAAATCCAGCCACCATATTACGATCTTGATTTCTATATCGATTATTTATTTGGTGTTCTGTATCCACATACTTTAAATCTTTACTTGTGTAAAATAAGTTTTGATAACCTCTATCAATACATTGTTGTAGTGTAGCCCAACCTATATTGTTGTTCTCTACTACCAACAAAGCATTATTATATTCTGTTGCTGTGTTTACACATAAGTTTCCAAAATCTTTTGTTGACATCTTACCTTTGTATTCTGCTACCTGTTCCATCGTTTCTATATCCATCACGTGAAATGCAGAGTAATCCGAACCATCTCCTCTACTAACATCAGCACTTAGTACATAATCTCTAGTATAGTTTGCTGGTTGCCATATCCAAAGACAACTATCAACACCTCTCTTCTCCAATGGGTCTTGAGCGTGTATTTGTTTATACTCTTCTAAGATTACACCATCAATAACAGTTTGTCCAGAAGTTAAGAAGTCACAATCACATTCTTGAGCAGCTAAGGAAGGACCTAAAAGTCTATCTTGTTCAGCTCTCCACTCATCATTTCTTTCGGGATGTAAGTTCCAATGTAATCTAATAAAGTTCCAATCATTTGTTCCATCTTCTGCGCCAACCCAAGTCTTATGAAACCAATTACCTATACCATTTGGTGTAGATAGAGCAATACATTGTCCACCAGTAGATAGTGTCTGTGAAGCAGCAGCCCATATCGGTTCAATCTTATCAATGAAAGCAGCCTCATCTAATATCAAAAGAGACAAAGCCTCAGAACGACCACTATCCTCGCCGCTAGAAACAGCCTTTATTTGTGAACCATTGTTATATCGTAGAGATAATTTGTTATCTTCCGTACATTTTTGTTTTAACCAACTTGGCAAGTTAGCGTGCATCACCCTAACCTTTGTAACTAAGTTCTTAGCAGTATCTTGTTTGGTAGCAATCACTAATATGTTTTTATCCTGATGAAATGTCATCATCCAAAGGGAGTATCCGGCCGATAACGTAGATAAACCTAACTGTCTAGCTTTCAGAATAATGTTAAACCTATGCTCTTCAAATGTTTTAAGTGACTGTTCTTGATAAGACCAAAGATGAAATGGAACTTTACCCTTTATTGGATGTTGGACAACACAATACTTTTTTAAAAAGTATATAGGGTCTTTAGCGCATTTCTTATATTCACTTTTGATTACCTCTTTTAATTGTCCTGGTTTCATTATATCTTTCCTACTATAAACCCAATTACTAACCAAAGGTATCTGTGTTCGTACCACTTTGGTTCAACTAAGTCTACCAACTTCTCATTAGCTACATCTCTTTCCTTTAACAATCCAATCTGTTCATCTTTCTTTACAATGATTAAAGAATCTGATTTTATTTGATTATCCATCTCTTTTACCAAATCCTCATATATAGAAATCTGTACGGATTTAGAGCTATCAGAATGTTGTAGTTCTTTGATATTGTTAGCAATTCCTAACATCTCTTCTTGTGAAAGAGTTACTTGTCCAAGTAAAGGAACTGACAATAATAGTGGCAACAAATATTTCATATTAACCATGCTTTTTAAGAACATAAATTACAGCACTACTTGCAGCAGTTATTTTACTTATTGAAAAATCATATATTACACCTGCAGTTAGATTTGCAGCTGGAATTGTTCCACCATCTGATAAATGAAATACAGCGCTTCCATGTGTTTTTACTATAACAGCACTTGCGCCATAATTTGATCCTGTATAAGCAGTCATTCCGTCTGCTACTGCTGATGCAGAAATATATGTTCCTGGATATCCTTTTTTTTGAAAATCAGAATAATCTGATGGTGAGTCATGCATGTCTGACATTTTATTTCTCCCTATTTTTTAGCGAATTTCTTCAAAAAATCTACAGCTTCATTTGAGTTATCCTCTGTAAAAGCTTTCTCCATCTTTTGAGTATTCTTCTTTGTATTAGTTAATTTACGTTTGAGATTTCCTATCTCTTTCTTAGAAGATTGTTTGTTCTCCTCTAATACCTTTATTTCTTTTTCAACTTTTTTCTCTTCTTTTTTGTTTTCTTTAATCACACCCTTTAACTTTTTAACCTCTTTACTTTTAGAAGAAACAGCAAAAAGTGCTCCAATCGTACCTAAGATACCAACTATTATTTTCCAAATCTTCATACGTTACTCTCCAGTTGTTCTAAAGCTTCAGTATACTTTTTTAAAGCTTCTTCAGCTTCTTTTTTAACCTTTTTCATATCAATATCCCATTTTTCTTTTTCCAATTCAGGAGTATTAACTCCAACATTGTTAAACCACTCAGGAGCTTTTGAATCTCTCCACTCTGAGATAGCTTGTATTTGGTCTTTAATAAATGCAATCTTATTACTTTTAATCTTTTCTTCAGCCCATTCTTCATACCTACCTTCTATACGAAGTTTGTTTTCCATCTTAATCTGACAATCAAAACAATGTCCAAATAATGACCACATTTTATCATCTAATTTTTTCTTCATAATGACATCACATTCTGGACAAAACATTGGCATTCTGGCTCCCCTCATAATATCAGTCATTCTACTGATTTGGTCACCACCCTCTTGTTCTTTACCTTTGTAACCTACCATTACTCTTTTTTCAGGAGTTCTACCAGCTAATAGGTCTCCTAATGCTTTATTTTGTCTTTCTGCTTCTTTACTATATCCCATTGTAACTCCTATACGAACTTTAACATTCCTAATATTTGATTTGCTGGTGCAAAAGCACCTGTGTATTTATAAAGTTTTCCTTTGTAAACAAAAGTAATACCCTCTGATGGAACTACTGATTTTAAACCACCGATAGCGTTTAATCTATCTAACTGAGTCTTTAAGGTGGTTAAAACTTTAGTGTCTTTAGATGTCCTTACCTTACTAATAGCAGACTTTAAATCTTTACGGATTTGTTGAGCTGCTTTAGATGGATTAGCTGCTATAAAGTCACTAAGGTTAGATAGTATCTCAGCACCTAACTCAAAGAAAAGAACTTCCCAATCTCTAATGTGTTGTTTTTGCAATCTAGCGTGATCCATTTTATCTGTTGTTAGTACCCAACTTAAAAACTTTGGATACTCTTTTAAATCTTTTTTAATCATTGGTATTTTGTACGACTTGTCAAAGAAAGCCCATCTTTTAGTCAAGCTCATTAATATCTTATTTGATGGATTTTTATAATCGGTTTGTTTTGCGCCATTAAAAATATACTCCATCCAATAAGCTTGATGATAATCTGCTAATGTGTTATTCCCTTTCAATCTAAATTGATTCTGTAATTTGTTTAACTTGCCTAAAAAGTAACTTTGTCTTTTACTAAAATCTTTTACCTTTGGCAAATTAGTTATAAATGGCTTTTCAATCTTAAAAGCCTTTTGTACATCCTGATTTATCTGTTTTATCATACCAGCCAAAACTCTTGCACTTCTCCTGTCTTCTCCGATTGGAGAACCAGCTGTATCATATTCTATTGTTCCGTGAAATTGTAGGAGTGATTTGTCGTATGGTATTACATTTGCTGTCTTTGGATATATAACTTCCAACGACATAAATTTCTTTCCTTCATCAAATATCTTTGTTTTTTGTCCATCACTAAGTTTACCTACGGCTCTTTCTAAATCTCTCATAGCATATACAAATGCTTTTTCAATATCACCTCTACCACTAAACATACTCTTAATACCATTGATATCTAAAGCACCAGCTCCGTGATTCTTAATGTGTCCTTTGTTACGAGCAGCTAAAAGTTTTCCACCTTTCCAACTAACCATTATGTTTTGACCATCCGTTTTTTCTGTAACTGCTCCTTCACTATCAAGATTACCTTGAAGTGTATTAATAATTAGTGTCTTAAAGTCTGAAAACGTTAAATTTTTATCATCAAACGGATGATTTAAATGTCCATAAGCACCACCTTCTAATAATAAACTAACCTCTTTGTCTAAATTTATCTTTTCAAAAAGTGATTCAATATCGTATGAATCCCCATCAGCACCAGCTGCGAATAAAGAACCTATTATATTATTTATAGCGGATTCAGTACCCATCCAGTTAACCACTTTCCAACCCAAGGGTTTTATAACTTCACTCATCCATTTTTTATACTTAGTTACGGCTGATGTTGAACCATTAGCTTGCCCGTGGTCTAAAAAGGTAAGTGGAACTGAATGATAATTTTTTTCTATAGTATTTTTAGCATTATCATCCAAAATATAATTAACGACTTTCCACCCTGCATCTGAATAGATAGAATCTAACCACTCCTTAGAAGTCTTTTTGTATGTAGGATAATCTGTATAAAATGTGGAAGGACCATCGTCTAAGTTTCCTGCAGAAGTATCGCTTGATTCCATCAAAAACTCTTCAATCAGTTCGTCTGATAAATCGTAAGACTCAAATAACTTTTTAAAACTATTAGTCATCATAGTATACACACCTTTATCATAATATCCAAATACTTTTTTAAATGCTTTTACCCTATCCCTATCATCAAGTTTCGGGTCACCTAAAAGTTTTCTCATCTGCGTTCCACTAACCGAACCGAATTTTGGAGCACTCATAATGTATCCATTTTCTTCGTATCCTTTAATACTACCTTTACTTTTTTTGTAATCTTGAAAGTATTTACCACCCTTCAATCTACCAGCATCTTTCTTACCAACGGCATATACCACCGCGGTCGTATCTTTATTAAATTTCTTTAATAGATTCTTTGCTATATAAGGAGACTTCTCCATAACGATACGATTCTTTGGAATACCCATCTTAACCATATGTGAAACTTTTTCTTTAAAGTTCATAGGATGTCTTGGTGGTTGTTTAATGTTTGTTGTGGTTATATAAACCTCATCTACTTGTGTCTTTAGCCAATTATATGTTGCTAGATGTCCTGAATGAAATGGTTGAAATCTTCCACCAAATACGCCAATGACTTTTTTGATTTCT